TTTCAGATATATTTTGATTAATATTTAAAACGTGTTTCATTTTTGGCATGATATTAAAAACGATATTGAAAAATATATGTACAAAAATCCCCAGGTAATAACCCAGGTATAAAAGGCTTTTCAAAATGTATATCATCTTTTACATCTATACATTCACCTTTAATGCCTAATGATTTTAAAGTTCCCTCAACTGTAATTTTTTCATATAAATCAAGTGAAGAATCATCATTATTAGCTAGATAAGAAGCCCAATAAATAGGAAGTCTTACTGAAGTTTCAATTACTCTTTTATTCATATTGAGTAACCTAATATATCTTCACCAAACAAATCGTTATTGTTTAGTTGTACATTTTCTTCTTTTCTTCTTTGAAGGTCATATATCCTTTTTATTGGATTGACTTGCCTATAAGAAAATCCATTATCTCTATTATCCTGGGGTAGAATTATTCCTAATCCTGGATCGGATTGAGATAAGAATAAATGAATTTTTGTATCTTGAGTTTCTGGTCTAAAATAATTATTCCAGATATATATGCCTAAATCATTAAAAATGTTTAAAGGCATTGAAACAAATTTATTGTTTATGTGACATTCATAAACAGTTCGGGTTCCTGAATGATCTACCGCTTTAAAAACAATTAGATCACATTTTTGACCTTTTTTAATAGCACTGTCAAATCGTACTTTATTAAAGATGTTGTAACGTGTAACCCAATTTTCATGGATTCTACAATCATCTTCACACATAGTTCCCGATCCGATTATTAAGACCTGGGGTGAGAGATTCTCAGTTTTTTTCATTTTTGGTAAGTTTTAAATCTTAGTCCATTACTATATTACATGAGACTTTTCATTTTTGCAAAGAAAAAATTTTCATTTTCATAATTGCCCTTTAATATAAAGTACGATAATTTAGAGGTGTTCTTAATTTTATTTTGTTAAAAAGTGGTAAAAATCCTCAATAAATTCAGTGATAGTCACAAAATCTCTATTTCATTTAGTACAAATGAACTATTTTTTATTCTAACTTCATTACTTAAATTAATTAGGTTAGACAAAAGTAATATAAAGTACAATTTCAGAATTTACAAGATAATTGATAAGATTATGTTGACAATAAATAATATCTAATGTAATATTTTAGTCAAGGGAAAAAATTTTTTCAATTCCCACAAAAAAAAATTATGTCAAATCCTATCGCTTCACCTTTTGCGGATTTTATCCAGGAACAGAAAAAGCAAAAGTATCTTAAAAAAATTGATGTTTCAATGATTGCTAGTTATCACATAGCATATTATGAAACAATAATAAAACTAAGAAAGAGTACTATTAACACATTAGAAAAAAATAAAGGAAAGATATTAAATAAAAATATTTTAGAAAAAATAAATGAAGATATTAAAAAAGTTTTACCTTATGGTGAATATGGGTTAACTGCATATCATCAGAAGCCAACAGATGAAACAGAAGAAAATAGAATTTATTTCTATTGTCATCATCAAGATAATTATTTTGATATAGATAAATTTGTATGTGATGTTATTATCTCAGAAAGTGCAAAAGATAGAAAGTCACAAAAAATATTAAAATCTGAGAAAATAGATTATCAAGTTATACATAATTTAAATGTAAGAAGATATGCAGATAATATTGAAGAATTAGAAAAATGGAAAAAGATTAAAGCAAGTTCTTATGACATACAATATAGAATAGATCAAATTAATAATTTAAAAAAAGAATTAGAAAATTTTGTAGAATTATTTGATAATAGTAAAGGTTATAAACATAAGAATTATAGTATTATTGAGTTAATACAAGATAATCCTAAACATAGTAATAAAATGAGAAGTTGGTTATCTAAACAAAGTGAATATCTTATCAGTTATGAAGAATTTAGAAAAGAGAATAAATAAGTAAAAGATAAAAATTAATTGTTAAGTATTGTTACAGTTATACTAATGTGTAACAATAGTAGATTTTTAGTTACTATAATTAATAGTAATGGGAGATAAATTTTTTCTCACTCCCTACCAAAAAAAATGAAAGTATTAACTATTTATTTATTGTCTTTAGTTTTCTTCACTGGTGTTGGTTCACATATTGCCAACAACATAAAAGGAAGTTTAGAACAAAGAACAAATAAAATAGATTCTGTTCTATCTTCTTATTCTGTTTACTTACAAAATAAATAAGATGATAAAATTTATTTCTTTTTTTATTCCACAAATTAATTTTGTTGTTGATAACTTCAATAATTTTTATGATACTCTTCAGGAAGAAACTGAAGAATTTATTGAAGAATTAGGAAGTTATTATTTAGAGGGAATACTAAACTACACATATGATGGATGTTTAGATGAATCTATTTGTGAGCAATTTCTAAATGAATTTGATTTAGATGTTGATGACTACATAAAAGAAACTGGTAATTCTGATTTATCAGTTATTAATGTTATTGATTATGTAGGATTTTAGAAAAACAAAATTAAAAAAATTATTATTAATCCTATTGTAAAAGATAGGATTTTTTTTTATGTAAAAAATTATTATTAGAAATTAATTATTATTGTTTAGGTTTTTTCTTTTCTTGCTGTTGCTATTGTAAAAGACTTTTTCCTAATTGTAATTGTGGCAAGTGCTATTGCGAAAACTATCCAGGGAGAAAAATAATAAAATGATGTAAGAAAAAATTATAGATAAAAAAAATTATCTGTATTGGGTTTTTCTTTTTCCTATCTCCTACCCGTTCCCGATCTCCTACCCGATGCGATGGGGTGGGGTGGTGTTGCAAAATGCGACAGGCAACAGCAGAGAGCCCTGAACCTTCTGATAAATCTACAAATTATTTCCTTCTACACTATTTATTATAGTACAATACTACAATAGTGTCAACTATCTTTTTGACCTTCTATTCGTATAGCTAGTTCTGGAGCATTTATGTTTACAGTCTCCACACTCTCCCCTACTACTTTACCTAGTGAATCTAATATTTGGGCAGCAGTCTGGAACTGACCTTTCTTCACAGCCTTATCAAAAAGTCTAACTCTCATGGCTTGTAGCCTAGCGATCATATTTTCTCTATCCTTTTGCCAATCCTCGTCATTCCACTTACTAACCTCTTTCCAATCGTTCCAGGCAGTTTTCACACAAACCCCTTCTTTGGCAGAATGTTCCAAAACCAAATGCCTTGTGGTCAAACCTTCTAACTGTCTTTTGTATAACCTTTGTCTCCTCTGTTCTATAACCATATCAGGAGATCTTCCTGGATTTCTTTTTCTTGGAACGGATCTATCGTCAAAATTCTGTAGGATTGCTTCTGTCACGGACTGAAACTTATGTTATTAATTGAATAATAACCTTAAAATAGCAAATTAGTCGATAAAAACTACAAAATAAATTAAAATTAGGGTTATTTTGTACTACATGAGTGTAAAAACAAGAGAAAACTTAACATTGCGTTGGGCACAGGGGGAGGTGTTCAATGCAAAAAACAGGTTTAGGGTACTGGTGGCTGGCAGAAGATTTGGAAAATCATATTTATCATGTATTGAACTTGTAAATGCTGCGATAAAACGACCAGGCGAGACATATTTTTATTGTGCTCCTACATATCGCATGGCAAAAGACATTGCCTGGAAGGAATTGAAGAAACTCGTACCAAGAGAGTGGATACAATCAAAAAACGAGACAGATTTAAAGATTGAGTTGATAAACGGCTCACTTATTGAACTGAAAGGAACAGAAAACGCAACCACGTTAAGAGGTCGAAGTCTAGCTGGAGTAGTACTTGATGAGGCAGCCTTCATGGATTCTGATGTGTGGTTCCAGGTTATTCGACCAGCGTTAGCAGATAAACAGGGTTGGGCACTTTTCATTTCAACACCCGATGGCACGGCAAGCTGGTTTTACGATTTATGGTGTTATGTTCCAGAAGATCCTACGGGAGATTGGAAAAGGTGGAGTTTTACCACGATAGACGGGGGCAATGTTCCAGCAGAGGAAGTCGAGGCTGCGAAGGCCCAATTAGATAGCAGAACATTCAAGCAGGAGTTTGAGGCAAGTTTTGAAAATCTTACGGGATTGGTAGCTGTAAGTTTTAGCGATGACAACATTAGTGCTGAAGTCCAAGACTTACAGATGTTACCTTTAATTTTGGGTTTAGATTTTAACGTGGACCCAATGGCAGGAATTTGTGCGGTAAAGCATAATGATAATCTTTACGTTTTTGACGAGATCATGTTGACGGGTGGAGCAACAACATGGGATTTTGCGGAGGAAGTTATCAGAAGATATGGGGTAGATAGGCGAATTATTGCGTGTCCTGACCCTACTGGTAGTGCGAGAAAAACAAGTGGAGTTGGCGTTACGGACCACAATATTTTAAGGAGGAGTGGTTTTACAGTTATGAGCCCAAAATCCCCCTGGAAAATAAGAGATAAGATAACTTCTATAAATACAGCTTTGTATGATGCGAATGGAGATCGAAGAACATTTATCCACCCACGTTGTAAAGAATTGATAAAAGCGTTACGAACTTTAACTTATGCACCAAATACGGGATTACCAAATAAAAACTTGGGAGTAGACCATGCGTTTGATGCTTTTGGTTATCTATGTTTACAGCAGTTTAATTTAGCGAAGCCAGAGACATTAGGCCAAACTTCGTTTAGAATATACTAAGAACTACCTAATTCTTATCATGCCCTATCACACTGGAATGAAGAAAAAGAAGAAAAAAAAGAAGGGAGGTAAAAAACGTGGCGAATGTTCCTGTAAATAAAGCGTTATACTCTAGGGTAAAAGCAGAAGCAAAGCGTAAATTTAAGGTTTACCCAAGTGCTTATGCTAATGCGTGGCTTGTACGAGAGTATAAAAAGCGTGGAGGAACTTACCGCACGGAGAGCAAACGTGGCAAGAAGTAGTGGTGGACTAACCCGTTGGTTTAAAGAAAAATGGGTTGATGTCAAAACTGGTAAGCCTTGTGGCCGACAAAAAGGTGAAAAACGAGGCTATCCAGCTTGCAGACCAAGTAAGCGTGTATCAAGTAAGACACCTAAGACTGCCTCAGAAATGTCAGCAAGTGAAAAAGCGAGATTTAAGCGTACCAAAACGAGCAGTAAGAAGATAACATATCAACATAGACGTAAAAAAGCCAAAAAAAGGAGTTAAAAATGGCATCAAATCACGCTTTAGCTAGATGTAAAGGTTATGTAAACTCACTCCGCAAAGGAAAGAAGAAAAAAAGTACTAAAAAATCAACTAAAAAGAAAAAATAACTGTGAAAAACGCAGTTTCAAGGTAAGATAGTCGTATAAGTAAAATTTTTGTTAAATCATGGCATTTTTTCGTGGTGAAGAAGGCTCTGTATCATTCGATAACGGAACTGGAACAGTGGGAGCCATAGCTTCTACGACTTCATGGACACTAGACGTAGTAAAAGACACTTTAGAAACAACTGCTCACGGAGCAACTTCAAGAAGTTTTGTAGGTAGTTTAATAACAGCTACAGGAACAGTTGATCTTCTCTATACAGCCACATCTGGTGATGACACTGCTGAAATTATTACAGATGTATTAACTGCGGAAGATCCAGGCGATGCAACTTTTAATTTATTTTTAGATACAGGCGGTTCAAAAAAATTAAGTTTTAACGGAATAATTACAGGAACTTCATATAGCTCAACTGTTGGAGATGTTTCAACTGTGTCAGTAAGTTTTCAAACTACTGGTGCTATTACTTCTGCTGTCTAATGCCTAAGAAATCTTATTCAGCAAAGCAACGAAAACTCGCTGCTGTTGCCCCACCACGGGATAAGATTACTGCTGCCGATCTTAAAAAGCTAAAGTCTAAAAAAAAGAGGAAAAAGAAATGAAAGCCAAAAAAGAACTTACAGCCAGGCAAAAGACTGCTTTAGCAAATCATAAAAAGAAGGGTACTCATACTGCAAAACACATGACGATAATGAAGGAAGAGATGTTAAAGGGTAAAACATTTATGGAAGCACATAGAATAGCCATGAGGAAAAAAGGAAAATAATGGCTAAACGCAGAGGAGTCAGTTTATCCGTAGGAAGAGGCGAAAAGTCTAAAAAGGGAGGACTGACTGCGAAAGGAAGAGCTAAGTATAATCGTGCTACAGGAAGTAATTTACAAGCACCTGTTACAGAAAAGAACCCAACAGGTAAAAGGGCAGCAAGAAGAAAATCCTTTTGTGCTCGCATGAAAGGAGTAAAAGGTCCAATGAAAGATAGTAAAGGCAGACCTACTAGAAAAGCATTAGCATTAAAAAGGTGGAGGTGTTAACTAATGACTTATTCAATCCCTGGAGACTACAGAACAAAAGTACAAACTTCCACAACTATTGGTGATATAGACAGTCCTTTTACTCGCACGAGGGCTGTCCTCGACATGATGAAAGGTTGGGAAATAATGAAGGCTGTTACCGAAGGAACAGAATATCTTAGAGAAAATAGTGAAGCATTTTTACCACTAGAGCCAAGAGAGGATTACACAGCTTACATGGCGAGAGTAAACCGTGCTGTCTTTTCTCCATTTACCCAAAGATTAATAAGAGCAGCTACAGGTCTTGTTCTAAGAAAGCCAATAACATTAACAGGCGATCCATACTGGACTGAAACTTTTAAGATGGATGTTGATGGTTGTGGTTCAGATTTAGATGAGTATGCAAGAAGAATATTAATGTGTTCTCTTACTTATGGTCAAAGTCATATTCTTGTTGATTATCCAGCACCTTCTGGTGCATTAAGTCTTGCAGAAGAAAGACAACAAAATCGTAGACCTTACTGGATTGAAGTAGATCCTACAAATCTTTTAGGGTGGAGATTAGATAGAGAATCTAACTACGGAAATCTTATACAAGCGAGAATTGCAGAAAAGGCTGTTTTACCTGATGGAGACTTTGGGGAAAAGGTTTTTGAACAAGTAAGAGTTATTGAACCTGGAAACTACAGAGTTTTTCGTAAGAAGGACCAAGTTGATGCAATGTATGACGTTGATGATAATTCTTACATGGGTGAATTTAGTACTGGCACTACAGATCAAGAGTACAAATTAGCCGAATCTGGTAATTTTTCTCTTGGTGAAATTCCTTTAGTCACTGTTTACTCTGGAAAAACTGAAAATTTAGTAAGTAAACCACCTTTACTTGATATTGCTTACCTTAATCTTGCACACTTTCAAAGACAAGCTGATTTGATACATAGTTTGCACGTTGCATCTCAGCCAATGCTTGTGATGGAAGGCTATGACGATCAGACTAAAGACCTTGCTATCAGTGTAAACTATGCGATGGCAACACAACCAGGTAATAAAATTTACTATGTAGAGCCAGCGAGTAGTGCTTTTGATGCTCAATCTGCTGAAATTAAGGAGTTGCAAATGCAAATGGCAACACTTGGAATCAGTACACTATCACAACAGAAGTTTGTAGCTGAGTCTGCTGATGCTAGGAGACTAGATCGTGTGGATACAAACTCTATGCTTGCGATGGTATCAATGGAACTTGAACAAAAGTTACAAAAATGTTTTAATTTTTCTGCTGAATATGTAGGAATCGAGCCACCAGAAGTAAAAATCAGTAGAGACTTTGATATTGAGAAGTTAATTGGTCAAGATATTACAGCATTGAACGCATTATTTGAGCAACAGGTAATAGATAGAGATGAATTTAGAGACATTTTAGTGCAGGGAGAGATTTTACCAAACGCAAATGAGGTCAAATCTGAATAGTCTGCTACAATAGTAGATAAATATACATATTTTTATGGCTAAATCCTTAGATAAGGTGCTTCAGCCCGATGGATCTTGGAAGTGGGAACTTGTAGAACCTGGCTTATCTGAAAGAATGGGTAACGATCCTGGAACAGTATGTTCTGCTCCAGAACCTAAAAAGGAGGAAAGATTAGAGGTACAAAAAGAAACCGTTGCTAATTTTGAAAAAATGACCAAAGCTGAACTTGAAACTTATGGTCGAACCATAGGTCTTGAGTTAGATAAAAGACATAACAAGGCAGATTTAATAGCCGAATTAGAAAAATTTACCTCCGCTAGTTAATTATGATTGAAGAAAAAGTAATTGAGCAAACACCAGAAACTCCTGCACCAGAAGCTAGTACGCCACCAGCCCCACCTGTAAATGACTTAGCTAAACAGCTACAGGAAGCAAATGAACGTGCTGCAAAAGCAGAAGCATTGGCAGATCAACAACGTAAGGCTGCTGAAGAAGCGGAACAAAAATTTAAAAATGCCAAGAGTAAAATTGGTCAATATTACGATGACAGAAATAAGGCATTAGAAGATCAGGGAATGTATAAGCCTTTATGGGAAGAGGCAAATAAAACAAATCAGGAAATGCAAAACGAGGTAAATAACCTTAAACAGCAAATTCAAGATTTAAAAAGTTCTAATGAAGCTGCAAACACTAAACAGGAAGCATTGGCAGCTATCAGTAATCTTGGAGCTATAAATGCGGAACAAACTTTGTCATTGTTACAGGGAAAGTTACAAAGAAATGCTGAAGGTAAAGTAGTTGTTCTTAACGGTGGGGTTGAACAAGATTTCAATACTTATCTCGGCAGTCTCAAAAATCCTGGCAGTGGTTGGGAACACCATTTTAAGCCTAGTAGTGCTGCTGGAATGGGAGCAAAACCAAGTCCAGTTGCAAACGCTGGTGGAGGGCAGCCAAATCCCTGGAAAACGGGCAATATCACTCAACAAATGCTAATATCAGAACAAGATCCTCAGATGGCAGCCGTGCTGAAGCAAGAGGCTCAGAACACTTAAAAAAAGGCAATTTCTATAAATCCGTGATTTAGGAATTTGCTATCAAGTCCGTGGCTTGAAAAGTGTTACCAAGTCCGTGACTTGGAAATGTAAAACTAACTTCTAAATAAGCCAATGGCTGCTCCGTTTCAGAATTATACTGGCGGTGTTCTATTAGCGGACATCG